CACGAAGCACTCACACCCATGGCGTTGTCATCGCCATAGGTTTGGAGAGCTACATTCTTCTTGAAGTCAGCTGCAGTTTCACCTGCCGGGTTTTTGATTGCGTACCCGTAACGCACGTAGAGGCTGTTCGCCAAGGAGTTGATCACCACAGTGAGTGGGTGTCCGGAAGGATTGCTTCCATTGAACATGACCAAGTCTCCGTTGAAGTCAACCATGGGGAAAGAAGTGTCAAAGGCGATGCCTTTCATGACCTTCAGATCTTCCTCTGTGTAGTTACCGCTGAGCTTGCAGACTTCCATAATTAAATAGAAGGCCCGCAAAATCACGAGCGGCGGCATGCGCTTGTCGAAAGCTTTGTAATCACCTGCGATCATGCGGTTCTTTCCGAAGCGGGTGAGGAACTTGTAAATGTCCTCCCACTCGCGACTCTGAGCCACACAGCCGATCGACGCCTCAAAGATGAAGCGGTTCAGCTGCATCACACGGATGAATGCCAGGTAGTACTTACGCACCACGACGTTCCAGTCAGCCGGGGACGCGCAGAAAACGCGCGTGTTCTTCCCGATGACTTTGGACATCTTCAGAGGCTCATCTTTGAGTGAGCCTGAGAATACTGGCATGTAGCGTTCTCCTCGCTTGTACTTCTCAACACAGTCGTCAACACGGTCCAAGACGTCTTCATTGAACATCATGGGGTCCGTGCATCCAGGAGTGGAGGGGATCGTCTCGAGAAAACTCTTCTTGGTCTTCTTCCATGGACAACCCATCGAGGTGGCGCGATTCATCTTGTCGACAAAGCGCACACCATTGGCTCCATTGATCGCTGTGATGTTGTCATACACAAAGAGCTCTTCCTTGAGCTGCTTCATGTCGATACTCGCCTTGATCTCGGTGAGGAACTCCTCAGTGACGCGATCTAGAACATCACCCCGAATCTCAGTGACCGGGTTGATCATTTCCTTTGCTGCATTGTACCACGGCTCCCAGCCACGCATGGCAGGAGCTGCAGTCTTCACTACATATCCGCGCGCCTCGGCCGCAACACGGAGGAGAGAGTCAGTCACTTTCGACTTTCCTCCTCCCCGCATGCCCACAAATGAACCGTAGACAGTCG